ATTGGTAAAAAGAATGCAAAGCATATAGATATAAGTGTCAATAGTTCTGATTGTATAGATATTAGTAGTAGGGATAGTTGTGCTTTCATTCTTTAGATTCAATTTCAGATGCTAGTAAAAAAGTAAAGTAAGATATTAATAGGCATCCTAATAATTTGAAATGTAACTGATCAGCAAATACTAAAGAGATACCTGAAAGATATCCAAAGCCAAAAGTTAAGAATGATAAGACGCCTGAGTGCTTCATATTATTAAGATTGAATTGTTATAACCATTAGATCCTGTGCCTGAGCATAGACCATTGCATTCTAGTAAGCCATTAGAAAAACATCCACAACCATCTATCATAGGTCTTAAGTCAGTATCTCTGTTAGTATCACTAGTGAATATAGGATACAAAGCTCTGTTTTTAAGTAGGTATCTGATTAATCTTTGCTCAAAGAACGCAGCCTTTTGTGCATAGTGTTCCATACTGAATGCTATAGTACCTCTATCTACAGATGCTGAGTTATCTCCAAACTGAGTCTGTAGACCTTTATTTTTTAGCTGTAGACTAAGACCAAATACAGCATCTTCTGCAGCTCTCCATGCTATAATAGGCTGAATGAATGTAACTAGCACCTCCTCATCAGGATCTAAAGTCTGAGCATTGTACTTAGTAAGCAGGTCATTATAGAATGTAGTACCTAAGATAGGCATGATTCTTAGCTGAGCTTGAGTAGCTAGGTAAGGAGTAACATTATTGACATCTACATTAGCTGTGATGGGTGTGTTATTCTTTAGATAGGTTTCTGTTATAAAGTATAGCATTATATTATAGGTGTTTGTGCAATTTGTGACCTGCTTTTATCTCCTCCAGGTACAGGAGGTAAAGATGCTAAGGCTCTAATCTCATTCTCTGTCATAGTCTCAAGTACTTTAGTAGCTACTAATGGTGATAGAGTATTAAGTGCATCATTAGTCTTAGAGGTATCTCCCTCAAGCTCTACAATAGCCTCGTTAATTATCTGATAGTTATTGATAGTGAAATCTGCATCAATCTTAGCTATAAAAAGTAACTCATTAAAGATATCAGCTACCATATCTCTCAATGGCATTACTACATTTTTCTCAAATATGATATAAGCCTGCTTAATATCTGAGCCATTACCTAGTGAGCCTGTAGTACGAATACCCATAAGTATAGGATCTATAGTGTGACTAAAACAAATTTGCTCAGTATTCAGTTGTGATGCCTCCTGAAATAGACTATCATTACCATTGGTAGGTAGTGACTCTATCTTTGGCAGTTGGTCCTGTGAATTAGCAAAAAATGCCACAGCTTTACCTGCATTAGCAGCTCCTTTCAATCTATCAATGGTATTTCTTATCATGTTCTTCTCCTCCTCAGATTGAGGTCTTTTGGGAAACATCATAGCAAAGCTAGGAAATACTGAATTTTGGATATTACTTTTAGCAAAATAGCTAAGCTCACCTGATAAGAAAGCAAAGTTTAGAGCTGAGGTGTACTGAGGTAATGGATAGAAATCCTGACCAATACATTCTACCTCATATACAAATAGTTGCTCATAGTCTCTACAGGTAGGAGTATATCTTCTTATCTCCTGTACTCCAATCCTACTAGACCAATCATCACAAATATAGTATCTCTTTCTATCTAAGTTTACTCTAAGTTTCTCAGGAGATAGATTGACTATCTTTGTGAGCTTCATCTTATCATCAAAGCATAACTTGAAATATACTCTATTATGCAGTATTAGTTGCTGAGTTACAGCAGGTACTACCTTTTTTATGTTTAGTTTTCTCTCAAGTGTGTATAGCTCTAGCTTATCCTGTGGAGTAAGTCTATCTGCCACTATATTAAATCCACCTCCTACAGCTGCATTCACTTTATACCCCACTATTGAACCATGCAGTGGGCTAGAATAGAAAATTTGATTGAGTAGTTCAGGAAATAGATTATCCTGCCCGAATGGGATATATCCATTAGTCTGATTCCTACCATTTACATATGGTAGTGTTAAGTTAGCACCTCCTACTTTAAGGAATGGAGTAGAGAATGATTGATATCCCTCTACTATTTCATGCTTTACTGTTTTAAAAAAGTCTTTTAATGCCATAATTACTCATAAATTGATTGTACTATTGGTCCACTCACTACCATCCTACCCTCTTCAATCACACCCCCTGTAGAGTTAGCAATAGTTGGAGGTGTGGTATATGACTCATAGATTTGATATGTATATTGTCCTTTGATTAGTTCCAAATCTACAGGCTCATCCAATAAAAACTGATTGAATCTTTCAGGATAAGCTGAGCTATCAGCAGTGTAGAATGTAATAGGTGCGGAAAGTTTGTCCATTTCATTCTGAAAAACAAATAAATAATAAGGATTAGGTATATTACTTACCTCAGTTAGAGTAAGTATAATCTGATTGACCTCATCTTTTTTAATGTATATCATATAACTATATTATACTAAGGTCAAAAAATGTTTAAAAAAAAAGCTCTACAATATGCAGAGCTTTAATTATTAGGGTGTTAAGTATTATATACTTGGAAAACCAGGTGCTACTACTAGAGTAGAATCTATTTCATATGCCAAGTGGTCTGACTCCGCAAGCAGTGTAACGGAATATTTAGATCCATCAGCACGAGCTGTGCCTGATCCTTCACCTGTAGCAGTTAATTGTAGATTCTCAAAGTACCAATACTTACCATTTGCATCTTTAACAACAGCAGCTAAATATTGCTGACCTGCTCCTAGTACATGGATAGCTTCTGACTTCTCTTTGTCTCTTCTATTGAACATTAAAGTAATAGTCTGAGTTACAAATGTAGATCCGTTAATTAGGTCTACTGCAGTATCCTCAGTATAGTTACCTGTATTTCTATTGATTTCAAATGTAGCAAATGGAGTAGTAGTTATAGCAGATACTATCCAAGCTCCTCCTGCTACTGTAGTAGCTGTAACTCCATCTTGCTCATTAATCCATACCTGTCTAATCCCTCCTGTATTGTTGTCGCATGTTTTTGCGATATTTTGTAATGACTCACAGCTCATAAAAAAAGTTTTAAGTAAAGGGAGCTCATCACTCCCTTAGATTTATAAATTAGTTAATTAAGATGCAGAGTTGTAGAATACAATCTCATTACCATTAACGTGAGTAAATCCTACTTTCATGTTAGCACGAGTTCTGATAACAGGTGTAGCAACAGTATCAGCTAAATTGATAGCTCGTAATGCTTTCCCATCACCTTCAGCATCAAATGCATAAAGAAAATTCCCTCTAGGTGAAGCTACGATAGTAGACTTACTAAGCATTCCAGGACATAATACCATCTTAATTCCTAAGTAAGTAAAGTCTAATGCTTGAGTTAAGTTAGCTAGAGTGTTAGATGCAGCAACAGCAGCACGATAAGCAGTAGCTACAGGAGAAGATACATAGATTCGTAACTCCTCTTGATTAGCAATTACAGCAGGAGGGATAGCAGCATATACTGTAGCCAATGTAGCAAGTACATTTCCTGCATTAACAGCTGGAGGTGTAGCTCCACCTACTTCAATTACATTAGCAGCATCAGCAACTAGTGACTTCTTATATCCATCACATAAAGCAAGAGCAGGAGTACCTGATGTAGTATCACCTGACCAACGTAACTTCTCAATGTTCTCAGCGATTGTCTTAGACATCTCATTCCAATAGTAATCCATGAAAGATGCAACAGTGAAATCACCATTAGATCCTTTAGTCATTTGTAATGATACAAAAGATTGCTCTAAATCAAATTGACAAATCTCTGCCATTGCTGATAATCCACATACATCAATCTCTACAGATGCAAGTTCATCAGTTGAAGCATTCCATCCGCAATTCTCTGCCTGCAATACCTGTCCAAAGACCACATTAGAAATCTTAGTCTTAAATTTGACACCTGGTAGTGTACGATAGTTGTCTACTACTTCCTCGTTTAAATAAGCTCGGCTATAGAATGCTTCGCTGTTAGCTTGTAATAATGCAGTTGCATCAATGTCCAAGTCAAATCTTAATTTTCTACTCATTTTTTTTGTTTTTTATTTAGTTATTATTGTTTAAAAATTTACTTACCATGCTGAACTTATCATGTTGTGATAATTTAGTAGCTTCTACTTCCACTACTTCCTCACCCTCAGACATTACTTCCTCCATGTGATTCCTTAAATCAGCTATCATTGCTATAATAGCATTGATTTGCTCATCAATTACAGGTTGTACTATAGCTAAAATAGCTTCAGCATCAGCAGCAGGATCAATAGCCATCTCTTCTGTGGCAGGTGTCTCCT